AGGATTGCAGCGTAATGTACAGCGGTCGTAATGGTGGCGCGTGGCGACTGCCTGGCAAGCAGATCCGATTCCCCACCTAGCCGACGCCGGCCCGCAACCGGCACTTTGAATTGATTGGAGAAAATAATGCAGACAACAAATTTTAAGTATGACGCGATTCACCACCTGGCCTGCGGTATCCCGGTAAACATCACAGCAGCATGGACCAGGCTACCGCTCGAAGATGTACTAGCCATCATGACCAGCTGCGCAGCCGAGATTGAAGAACGCCGTTTTGAATACCGCGAACAGGCGCGCATCGATGCAATGTTTGACGCTCGTTACTCTGGAGATGACGAATGAACGCTCAAATAGTACCGTTTCCATTATCGCAAAAAGGCCCGTTCCGATTTACCTACACAGTCATTTTGCCAAACGGCCGACGTGTTAGCGGCAAATCCGACCATGAGTTTTCAGCCGTCCTGGTCGAGGAATTGCTGGAGCAACACCCCGACGCGATCCGAGTTTCAGTAATCAAAGAGGAGTTTTAATTGGACACAATTACAGACGAACAGCGCACCGCGGAATGGTTCCAGGCGCGCGTAGGCAAGGCCACAGCGTCGCGTTTCAAAGACGTGATGGCCAAGCTCAAGAACGGCAGCCCGGCCGCGGCGCGCATCAATTACCTGGTAGACATTGCCACCGAGCGCCTGACCAAATCAGCGACGCCTCACTACAGCAATAGCGCAATGCAATGGGGCGTGACGCACGAAGCCAGCGCGCGCATTGTTTACGAACAGCGCCGCCAGCTGCAAGTCGAGGAAACCGGATTCATTCAGCACCAAGAGCTTGACGCCGGCGCATCGCCCGACGGCCTGGTTGATTGGGATGGCCTGATCGAAATCAAATGCCCATATAACAGCTCGGTCCATGTGATGACCTGGATGGACGGCATGCCAGAAGATCACGTCGCCCAGGTCCAGGGCCAGCTCTGGATCACCGGCCGGCAATGGTGTGATTTCATCTCATTTGACCCACGCATGCCGCCTGCGTTGCAGCTCTACGTCGAACGCATCGGCCGCAATGACAGTTATATCGCCGGCCTAGAAACCGAGATCCGCAAATTTTTGATTGATGTAGACACGATGGTTGCAACCCTTATGGAGAAATCAAAATGAAAAACGAACTAATGACAGTCACCGACATCGAGCGCATGGCAATGGCCGTCGCCAAATCTAACCTGTTTGGCGTGCGCACACCGGACCAGGCAATGGCCCTAATGCTAATTAGCCAGGCTGAAGGAATGCACCCAGCGATCGCGGCGCGCGATTACCACGTCATCAACGGCAAGCCTACCCTTAAGGCCGACGCCATGCTGGCGCGTTTCCAGCAGGCCGGCGGCACGGTAAAATGGTCCGAGTACACCGACACCGCAGTCAGCGCCGTCGTCTCACACCCGGCCGGCGGTAGCGTAGAAATTACCTGGACAATAACTATGGCCGAAAACGCGGGCCTAACCAAGAATCCAACCTGGCGGCAGTACCCACGCCAAATGCTGCGCGCCCGCGTGATTAGCGAAGGGATCCGCACCGTGTTCCCAGGCGTTGCCGTCGGCGTGTACACACCAGAGGAAGCCGAAGATTTTGACAAAAAGCCACCGGCACCAGCAGCTGCAGCGCCAGCGACGCAGCCCGTGACAATCGACCTGGGGCCAGCTGATGTCGTCGAACAATCGCCAGACCAGGCTGAAGCCGACGCCGCCGAAATCAATGCCAAGATCGCCAAGGCTACGTCAATTGAAGAACTAGACAACCTGCGGCCGGCAATGCGCCAGCTGCCGGAAAATCTGCGCAAAATTGCAATGGCCAAGGCGCGCGCCCAGGCGGCAGTTATCCGTGAACCAGAGGCCGATGAACAGGCGCTCTAATGGCAAAGAGGCGGGCAGCACTCTCCTTACAGGAAAAGCCTACGTTCCCGCCTCCGATACAAACATTCGCAAAACTTTTGCTCGGATCAGAAAAGAACAGCGAGATGTGGAGGCGCGAATGCGAGGCGAGAACGGTACTGCGGTGGCCCTTGGTGAAGCGCAGGGAGTTCATAGCAGCAGTCGAAACCAAACGCGGCCCGACAGCGGCAACCATGTTGAAAGACGACATGTTGCTACTTTGGAACTTATCAAAGGACAAAAATGAATAAAGAACATAAACCTATAACGGCACCTGAAATTGCAGCAATTTGTTTTTATGCGGCGATCGCCCTGGCAAGTTTGTACTTTGCATCTAAAGCAATTACTACCGAGCCGCGCCTGGCGTGCAGCGTTGCAGAAATTAGCCCGGACTTTAGCCACCAGGACAGGGAGCGTTGCCGGACAACAAGGGGGCATAAATTATGAGCGTCGCCGAAACATCAATCATTGCTTACCATGAGCATCGCGATACAGGAAAGATCGGCAAGCAAGCACAGCACATTCTAAATGTCATGGATCCAATGGAAAGCTACTCACGTCGAGAGCTAGCCAGGGTTTGCAACCTGGAACTGTCCTCGGTCTGCGGTCGCGTCAACGAGCTGTTAAGCCTGGACCTGGTCCGAGAAGATCCACCGCGCAAATGCTCGATTACCGGCAAGATGATCAAGCCCGTTTTTAAAGTCATCCTGTTTTAAGGCCGGCATGATGCTACAAATCTTGGCCGCTATTCTTGCCATTACCATTGCAGGCATAGTCGTCATAGGACTATTTGTAATCGGCATTGTTTTGATTGCCACTTACGCATCAATAGTTCACAACGAACGAAACAATAAACCAATTCAGCCACGCGGTATTACAGCCTGGCGCAAACGATCGATCATGGAGAAATACAACAAATGAACGGAAGGAAATTGACACCCCATAAAATCCTGGACCTGGCGCGCGAAAAGTTGAACGCCAAGAATGATGCGGTCCTGGCCCACATGCTTGGCAAAGAGCCGTCATTGATTAGCCGGGTTCGCAATAGGCAGCGGCCAATGAGCGCTGATTTAATCCTGGCGATTCATGAAAGCGTTGATATACCAGTAGACCAGATCAAAGCAATGCTAGGTCAACGAGGGTAAAAAAACCCCGGTTATTGGCCGGGGCAAAATCAAGCGCCTGTTGACAAGGAGAGGAGCCAGGCGCTTGGCAACCTACTTAGGCAACGATTGGTATTGCGAGTAGCATTGTTTCAACGCTAATCTAAGCTCGTCGGCGTCCTTGACTAGTTGGACAAGATCTTCTGCAGTCTCTCGATAAAGCTCTTTTCCAGAACATCCTGCGGCAGAGGATCCAGGACCGGTGGACGTGGACAATCCACCGGCTTCGGCGGTGGCGCGACTCGGCCGGTCGCGCATGCTGTTAGTAAGAGCGGTAGCGCGAGCATTAAGATTACGGATTTCACGGTCTTTCTCCTGCCTCAAATTATCAGCCGTTGTTTGCAGCTGCTGTTCTCGCTGGCGCGCCTCATCCTGGCGCTTTGCGTGATCAGCAAACTGCTCCGCTTTTTCCTGCGCCCATTCAGCCTTGACTTGGGATTTGCCTGCGTCGTGGCCCTTGTAATACCCAGCGCCAGCCGCACCGGCAACCGCCAGGACCAACGTCAGAAGCACCCAAGGGTTAAAGAACGCAGTCACTTTGGTGGCACCTTGGTGGCGCTGTCTAGTTTCTTATGCACCCGGACATCTTTGCAAACCTGGACTTCTTTGCCCTTGTTGTCTTTTTGTTTGTTGCAAACTTTCTTTGTCTCAGCAGCAAACAGGACCAGCGGCACAAACGCAATAAGTGCAATTAAATTTTTCATTAGCTAATCTCCGGGTGAGGTGGTTGGACAGGCGCTGGTTTGCCGCCATAACCTGCGACGCTACCTGGTGCGCTTATTGGATCAATGGTCGGTTCCATGCGTACCGGCGCGTGACCTGGTGCTGGCGACTTCGGTGCTGGCGGTGTTGGCTTATCGTCGCGATCTTCTTTGCTCGATAGACCAGGCGGCACAAACTGCTGGAGCGCATCTTTACCCTTGACAGCAAGTAATGTCGCCAAACTTCCGAGGATGTACTTTGACATATCGGACAAGATTAGAAAAAATTGCTTGTCAGCCGGGGCCATCATTTGCGGTTGCTCGACGAATACAACCGAGTACAAGCTCACGCCCACCATGATTATCACGGTGCAGCAGAACGTGACAGCAATACAAAACTTAATTACTGCATCGTGCTGCTCCTGCGTCATTGCAAGGAACTGGCTTATTAGTTTTAGTGGGTTCATTTGTTTCCTCCTTCAGCACTTCCGGTTTTAGCAATTGATCCGGACAGGTTCCAGTTACAGCGCATCGCGGCCGCTGGCATTTTGGCTTATCCCAATTTTCAGGATCCTGGCAAAAATACCGAAAGCGCTCGCAGCCACTAAGCCAAACGACTGCCACTATCAAACATAGCCAACGCAATTTCATAATGATGCTCCCTATCTGCAAGCCCGATGTAACCGCCGTTAATCCTGCGCGTAAGTTGTTTTATGTCACCAGCGTCTGCCAGCGTGTTTAACTTGTTCGTTTCCCAAAACCAGCAAGCGCTCTGCGCTGCACCCTCGAATGTCTCAAGGTATTCCGATGCCTGCTCCGGTGTCATCTCAAGTGAAGCACCAAACCAGAAATAGTTGTCTTTGCCTGTCAGCTGCAAAATCCCGCGACCACGGAACGCGAAACCCTCTTGGCTGGTTTCATCGCCATTGCCCATGCGGTTAGCATATACCCGGCTAGCGATCTTCTTTGGATTGCGCTCATATTGTTTGGCCAGGTCCATGCTAGGAAAATATTTCGGGAACACGCGCATCAGACCAGACGCGTTATAGTTTAGATTCTCGGTGACAAACACAAAGCCACCAGACTCATGCGCGCATTGCGCCAGGAATGCGGCGACGCGCTTTGGTGTGTTGATCTGGTATTCATCTAACAGCGATTTGCCGCCCAGCTCAGTCTGCGGGCTAAACAGAGTGTCATACCATTGTTGTGCATATTTGGTATGCGGGGCAAACTTCTTGAACTGTGCCAACGTGATCATTTACCGTACATCCTTTCTTGCAAAATATCGCGCCGTAACTCTTTCATTTTCTGGACTTCTGCTACCGCTGCTTGTGTTGCAAAATACATGTCGTAGTACATGAACGCCAGGATCGGCATGATAATAAAGAACATTAGTAACACGGCCATGACCACTACTAAAAGTGACCAAGGGACGTTCTCATCATCGCGCTTCTCATTGTTAGCCACATTAGACCCACCGCCCAAAGAACTACGAAAACTACTGCTGAAACCCATGCCACCTTTGACTTGATTTCCGCTATTCTTTTTCTGCGTCGCCATGATGCTATCTGAGCTAGTCTAAGTTCTTCCGCATGAGCTGCCTCCTGCTCGGCAACGATGCGCTGCCACATCTCTTCAAACTTGCCCCACAATGCGCCCAATTCCGGCGGCGCTCGGAACACCATTGTTTCGCGTATCTCTGTCAACATTGCATCAAGCCTGGACGTTATTAGTATTCGCTTCAATGCCCTGCGACCAATACTTTCCTCGCCCTTATAAACCTGTTTCGATTCCAGCTGTTCTTTCAAAAACAATTTACTGATTGCATCATAAGAATCCATCAATACGCCAAGCTGGTTGCCGATGTCCGTAAATACGTCGTTCGGATCAGACTTCGCAATTTCTTGCACGCGCTGTACTTCAGCGTTGTATTGCATTTTTTGCGCAGGCGTTGGATCGACTATTTTGTTGTACTGCTCCTTCAGATCTTTCAATACATCGCTTACGTCGCCGGCTGCGCCCTTTATGTCTTTGTAAAGTTTGCATCCGGCTTTGACCGCGGCGACCGCAGCGTTAGCAGCTGCAAGTAAGGTTAGCGGATCCACCTCACTTGTCTTGCTTGGCCTCTAGCCGATCAAAAATCTTGCCAAGCATATCCTTCACTTCGCGCATGTCGTCGCGGTAGTCTTCGCGGCTGACATAGGTGTGGGGCATGGCACGCACGTCGACATCCAACCGGTCAATCGATTTGTGGATGTTGTTGAGTATCCAACCGCCGAAGAAGCCCGCAATTGCCACCGCGATGTTGAAGAGAATCTGCGTGTCCATGACTATTCATAAATGATGTTGATGGTTCCAGCGTCAAATGTATCTGTGCCGCCTACATGAGTGATCCGAACTCTATCTAGAACACCAGAAATAGCCGTTAAACTACTTCCAGAACCATAAATGTTATAGTCATTAGTCTGGTCTGCTACGACCATGTGATTACTAATCCAAGTATTACCAGACACATTAACAAGTGTCATTGTTCCGTAGATTATATCTGCCGCAGCGTTTGCAAAAACTATAAAACCAGCCGTTGAACTAACCGCAGTAACAGAGGTTGTTTGTATTAACGCGCTGCTGCTCATGTATCCACTTGTAGCAAAAGATGTTGAGCCGATTTGAATTAGTTTGTTTGTGGCTCCGGTTGAACTAACACCACTAAACATCACCGTAACGCGCTTAACCCACGACGGTATGCCGGTGAAGTCAACGCTTGTGCCTGATGCAGTTACCGCTGTACCAGAGATGACCTGCATACCACCAAGCGTTGAAGTGATTACGCCGTTGGTGTCGATACGCATACGTTCGGTGGTGTTAGTTCTAAATACCAACGGGTGCGAACTAGCAGTGTCTAAAAATACAGCACCACCAGAAGATGACGCAAAATATTGGCCTACTACAGAACCACTTTCTAGCCGAACATTAACAGTCGCAGACCCATCAACAATGTTAAGTTTGGTTGTTGGCGAACTCGTACCAATGCCTACGTTGCCGGAGGAGTTAGCGTTTATTGCGCCCTCAAGAAGTTGCGCGTCTACTTTAGTTAATGGCAAATACCGTCCCTACCTTTCTTATTGGACGAAATTAAAATTTAGCACGCAACGCGCGCCGGTCGTTGGGAATTCCGACGTGTGCAGAACGTCGGCGTCAAAGTAGACGAGCATTCCTTTCTTCGGCTGTATGCGTTGGCGAACTTCAAACCTGAAGCCGTTGAACTTTTCGGTTTCGTAGTTATCAAAAAACAACGTGTCGCCGTCTGCGTCGTTGACGTAATAGATAGCGGTGATTGTATTTGCTCTCAGCGTGTCAACGTGCGGTGGCTTGAATGACCCATCGCTTCGCCCGGCAATCGGGAATGTGATGTTGGCTTTCATTCGTTCGTGGCTTTCGGTGTTGATGCCTTCTTTCGCCATCAGCGCAAAAGCGATCGGCAAAACAAGCGATAGTCGATCGGAACACAAATTGCCCTGGTCAATGAACGTGTGGACAAACTGAAAACCGTCCTGCATCCCGTCAGCTGGAAAGCATGTTTCGTAATTCGGTTCTGCCGTGTGATCCAAATAGAACCACGGGAATTCACGGCCAAGCATGATTTTTTCCAGGTGATCCTGGTACTGCGGCGACAAAAAATTCTCGACGACGTTAATCATTGCATCCTCGCTGCTGTAGCCACAATCATGTCGGCACCGCACTGCTGCTCTAGCAGGTTTGCGCCTTCTATCATTTGCAGATCGTGAAGCGTTTTGTTGTCGACAATGACATGTGAGCCATCGCGCATCGGGATCTTGTTTCCGCAGAACCAGCAGAACGGTCGGTTCGCATTGCAAAAAAGCCAGGCGAGATATTCTGCCTCTTTGCCAATGAGTTCCCTTACCTGGTCGCGATCCACGACCAGGCCGGCATCAAAAAATGCCGTGCCGTAGATACTGTGGAACAGCCCCGCAGCGCAGACCGCGTCAGAGCACCGGCACACGCGCAGGATCTGCTCGACGCCGGAGAGATGGTCGATGAACGATCTGCCGCTATGCGGCACGCGATCAA